GGGCTATCTAGAGTGGGTGCTGGGCAGTCAAAAAAAGGCTACCCCCTTCACGGCGGCCGTTCGCTCCGAACTGGCCCGGAGAAAGGAGGCTCCCAATGCCCAGCGCTAAGAGGACTGCGTGCAGGAGCGCATCAGCCCAAAAGCGACAGGCCAGATCGGCGTGGCGAGGGCGGTCGAGCAGTTTCTACTGGCCGGCTTCTGCGTGGCTGTGCCGATGCTGGACGAGGGCTACGACCTTCTCGTCGGAGACGGCGGCCGATGGTGGCGAGTGCAGGTCAAGACTACGTCGTCGTCCGCAGGTGGCCGTCATCGCAATCGTATCGACATCAGCCGGTCGCGGGCCTGCCTGTACACGACGGAGATCGTGGACGCCATCGTGGCTGTCCACCTGCGGACGGGCGTCAGCATGTGCGTGCCGATGGCGGTAGCGGCTGGCAGGCGATACCTGAATTGGTCTTCTGCTAAGCAGTGGTCGGACTTCGGAAAACTCAGGAGCATCAAGACACACAAGTAGGACGGTGACAATACGAACGGCTGCGTGGGTTGGGAGAACCTACGGCACGCAGACGCATGGCTCGCTACCGGAAGGGATTGTGGTGACAGCGAGTAGGCCAGCCGCAAGCGACAGGGCCAAACCACACGGGCAGCAGGATGCTCGATAAGCAGGTCGCATGCCTCCACCCCTGCGGTACGGAGGCCACCCGGAAGCGTCCTAACGAGCAGCGGACAGGGTGGCGGCTAACTCCAGCATCACGCTGGGGATTAGTCGCCGTCCACCCATTGCGAGCCTTCAAGCAACAGACAGGGGTTGGTCACAAGAGCCAGTTGGGCGCATAGATGGGCCCGAGTTCAGGAACCTGAAAGGAGTCAGACATGAACGGTTTTCTTGGTCGGTCGCTGGCGAGGCTTCTCAAGGACGGCGAGGAACTGGCCGCTCCGGCGAGGGCGATTGGCGAACTGGCGTATGGCCGTCCTGCGGCTGGCGAGGACGCGACCAACGTGGTCACTGGCCGGCGTGCGTTCCGGTATCAGATCGAGTTCGACAGCCTTGCCGACCTGACCATGTTTGCCGACAGCGTGCGGGAACTGGTGGACGCCGTGACCGGAGAGCGGAGGTGAGCGATGCCAAGACGCCGCTGGCTGACTTCGCTGCTGAGTTCCCGTTCTGTGCCGTGTGCTGGAACCGGGACACGCTGCACATCCACCACCTGCAACAGGGCGCAGCGAGGGTGCATGACCGGAGGAACCTGCTCCGGCTGTGCCGCTACTGCCATGAGGGGCTGCACTTCGGCGGCAAGGACGACCTCACGAAAGGGATGCTGCTCACGGCCAAGCGAGAAGTTGACGACGCCTACTACGACCCGTCGTTCTTGGCTTCGCTTCGGCACAAGCAGCATCTCGGCTACGACCCGCAGCGTTATCCGGTACGTGTCTTCGTGTTTCGCAGACGGAACGGAATCCCACAGGAGTTAGCCCGCATGGCCATCAACAGCAGGAACAAGGGGAAGAAGGGCGAGTTGGAGGCGGCGGCCGAATGGAATCGGCTCGTCCCCAAAGCCCATGCCCGGCGGAGCCAGCAGCACAGCGGCACGGAGTCGTCCAGCGACCTCATCAGTCCGGGCACTCCGCATCTCTGGCTGGAGGTGAAGCGGGTGCAGGCGTTGAACCTGACGGCCGTCATGGAAACGTCCCGCGAACAGTGCGGCGAATTGTGCCCGGTGGTGCTGCACCGCAAGAACGACAGCGAGTGGCTGGTGACGTTCCCGTTGGAGGACATCAAGCGGTTCGTGCAACAAGTGCAGGGAGGCATGTAATGCCGGAGAACCACAGTTTCTTGATTGCCGGCGTGCGGTGGCTGTGGCGGTATGCCCGCCTCAAAGGCAACGCCGCCGGCTGGGCCCAGTGGCCAGACCCCAAGAACCCGACGCTCGCCAAGAAGGTGCTGATTGACGAGCGGCTCAGTGGGCGTGCCCGCCTCGACACGGAGATTCACGAGTACCTGCATGCGGCCAACCCCACGCTCAGCGAGGAGCATGTCACGCAGCAGGGCAAGGAGTTGAGCAGGATTCTGTGGGCTCTCGGATACAGGATCAAGGAGGGGGCGTGAAGGTCCGCTTGGAGTGGTTTGAGATCAGCCGTGCCGCCCTCGTCGGTGTGTCTCGCAACGTCGAGGCACTGCGGAAGGGGTGCGTCAACCGGATGCCGATCAACGACGAGTGGTCGATCCACATTCTCGGCGCTCTTGGAGAGTGTGCGTTTGCGAAGGCCAGCAACCGGTACTGGAACGGGAGCGTGAACACGTTCAAGGCCGGAGGCGACGTGGGCGAGACGATTCAGGTCCGCACTCGTCGCGACCACAACTGGGACTTGATCGTCAGGAACGACGACAAGAGCGACGACGTGTACGTGCTGGTGACTGGCGGGCCGCAGGAGTTTGTGGTTCGCGGCTACGTCTCCGGATCAGACGCAAAGCAGGATTGTTTCAAGGCCGATCACGGCGGGCACGGCGAGGCGTTCTTCGTGCCGCAGGACAAGTTGAGGCCGATTGCTGAGTTGACTGACACGAAAGGACAGCCATGAATGCCACGACGATGCAGACGTTCACGGGCAAACTGGTGGACCTCTCCGCGTTCAACGAGGACCACGTCCGGTTGCCGGACATTGCCCACGCCCTGTCGATCATCAACCGGTTCACCGGACACTCCAAGTGCCCGTACTCTGTGGCCCAGCACAGCGTCCTCGTCAGCCGCCTGACGTTGCCAGAGAACGCGCTGTGGGGACTGTTGCATGACGCCAGCGAGGCATATCTGGGTGACGTAGCCACGCCGCTCAAGAGAATGCTGCCGGGCTACCGGGAACTGGAGGAGCAGGTGCAGCGCACCATCGCAAAGGTGTTCCGCCTCCAGTGGCCCATCCCGGAGGACGTACACGAGGCGGACAAGCGGGCGCTGCTGGCTGAGAAGCGTGACCTGCTGACGTGTGACCACGACTGGGGGATTGACGCTGAGGCTCATTGCGGGCCCGTCAATCCCTACAACTGGGTGCAGGCGAAGAAGTTGTTTGAGGACCGGTACAAGGAGTTGGTGCCATGAAGGAAACGCAAGGTGCTGGAGTGCGGTACGAGACGGGTGCGGTGCGGTCGTCGGATGCGGAGTTGACCCGCTACGACTTGATCTCTCCGGTTGGCTTGGCGGCTGTGGCTGCGGCGTGTGCAGAGGGTGCGGCCAAGTACGGGGACTTCAACTGGGAAAAGGGGATGCCTGCGAACGACCTGCTGAACCATGCCATCCGCCATCTGTATCTGTTTTTGGGCGGCGACCGGTCGGAGGGTCATCTGGGCCACGCCGCATGGAATGTCATGGGCGCGATTCACTCTCTGGAGGTGTGGCCGCACCTCAATGAGGGGACGTTGCGAAGCGGCCACTATCAACCGCCGGAGAAGTAATGAGCGAAGTCGTAAAGGACTACGACGACGAGAACATCACGGACGATTGCGACGACGGGTGGAAGCGGTTTTGCAGCGAGGTGCTGATCCGTGCCAGTTATCACCTCCGTGACCTGTGCCGCCGGCTGCGCCTTCGGGGCTGGCGGCGGATGCTGCCAAACCGCCGGAAGGCAGGGGAGATACTGCGGCAGCAGGTGGCCGCCTACCGGTGGGTTTTTGAGGGGCAGGGCGGCGACTTCTCCTTCGACCGGACCTGCGAGGACGTAGGGCTGGACCCGTATTTGGTGCGTCAAAAACTGCTGCGTCAATGCGACCCTCCGGAGGACATAAATCTGTTAGTCCGGGAGGTGCTGCGTCAGGAGGTTTTGTATGCCGGCCGTGCCAAGCGTCGCAGAAAAGATCAAGTTGCTGGTGGAGTGGGCACCAGCATTGTCCCTGCTGTCCGTGATCTCCGCAGCCGAAACGCCACGAGATCGAGCCGCAGGGGCGCTCAAACTCATGCGGTTTGTCGCTACCAAAACGACCACCCCAGTGGACGACGACTTGGTTGAGCGGGTGGAGGCGTGCCTCCTGAGCCCGCAGGGCGACGAACTGTTCCGTTACGTGGTGGCTCTGGTCATGGCGATGGCGTCCGCAGAGGTGCCGGAGTGATGAGTACGGTGGCACTTGTCGGGTTTGCGGTGGCCGGTCTGGCGGCGGCGTACCCGTATCTGGCTCGGAAGGTCGGCACTTCCCTGCCGGCCGACACGATCCCGGACCGTGCTGGCTGGGTGAACCGGCTGTTCGTTCTGGCGGCGACGGCCGATGCGGCAAAGGAGCAGGACGTGTCTGATGCGGCTCGCGTTCTTATTGCCGCTCTGGTGGCGCCTAAGAGGGTGTAGCCATGCGTAATGTGCTTGTGGCGGTCGGCTTGCTGGCTGGCCTGCTGGGCGTCGGCGGCTCTTTCCTGCCGTCGCTGAAGAAGGTGGTTGTCGTCACGCCCGACGCCAATCCGTCCGGCGTGTTGGCTGGCGTAAGCAAGGCGGACGCCGCGTTGCTGCGGGAGTTCTACGCTGCGATGGCGGACGTGGTTGTCCGTGACGGCACGGCAAGGGAGCCGGTCTGCAAGACGGTGTTCGACCTGCGGAACCGCCACAAGTATGCCCTGTCGATGGCGTTCACGGGCACCGGAATTGTCGGCCGGCACGAGGGGCTGGGCGAGCGGCTGGACCAGTACCTTCTGGCCGCTGTCGGCGGCAAGGACTTGCCGCTCACGCCGGACCTGCGTGAGGCCGCTGCAAAGGCGTTCAAGGCGATCTAGGGGGGGCTGTATGCCGGAACTCTACGGCTCTCCAGAAGACATCGTTCGTGCCTACGAAGGCGGTCTGGTCGGCTCATACTGCGACCCGCGAGCGACTGAGCGGCTGCTGGCCAAGTTGCCGATGCCACTGTTTGGCAACACCCTTGCCGGCAGTGGTGAGGGGAAACTTGTTCTCGGGTACAAGGCGGTCGTGGCGTTTGAGAAGGCGTGTGGCCGCAAGCCGTACGACGAGACGCAAACCACAGGCGACTGCGTTTCGATGGCTGTTCGCGGAGGGGCGGACACCGCACGGGCGAACGACCCTGACCTGACCAGCACAGAGGACTGGGTGGACAGGACGGCGACCGAGCCGCTGTACGGGGCTCGTGGGCATGGGGGGCAGGGGGCCAGTTGCTCTGAGATCGTGGGCTGGGCCCACACGACGGGCGGCTTGATGCTGCGGAAGGACTACCCGGAACTGAACCTCGACCTGTCCAAGTACAACGCCTCGATTGGCATCCGCTGGGGGTCGCGAGGCGTGCCGGCCGCCGTGACGAGCGAGGCCAAGAAGCACCAGATAGGCACCATCAGTCTGGTGACGACGTGGCAGCAGGCCCGCGACTGTATTGCCAACGGCTATGGGCTGGTGTGCTGCTCCAATGTCGGGTTCCGGCACGTTCGCGGCAGTCGGGGCGAGAGCGTACCGCAAGGCACGTGGCACCACGCGATGCAATGGCATGCGGTGGACGCCACGTCATCGGACACGACGTGGTTCTGCGTGCAGAACTCGTGGGGCTGGAACTGGATAAGTGGCCCGGTTGTCCACGACCAGCCGGAAGGGTCGTTCTGGATCGACCATCGGGTTGCCCAGCGAATGATTTCGCAGGGCGGCACCTACGCCGTGTCGAACGTCAACGGGTTCCCCAAGCGGACGCTGAAGGACTGGGGAGCGAAGGAGATTCTGGGATGAAGATTTCCGCTGTCACTGTGGCGGTGTGGCTGGCGTTCTCGCCGGCTGAGCCGCCGGCTCCGCAGCCCGTACCCGTGAAATGCTGCGGCAAGTGCGGTGGGACAGGCATGGTGCTGACTGGCGACGGTATCACCCGTGTCTGGTGCGAGTGCCCGAAGACGTGCCCGTGTGCGGAGAAGCGACCGAAGCCGGCGAGTGCCCAGTGCAAGGATGGGAAGTGCAATGCCCGATGACCTCCGCACCTACGTGCTGCGGCACATGCCGCTGGGTGCCCGCATGATCGGCCGGGAGCGGCTCGACTTCTTGATCGACCACGCCGTGCAGTCGTGGCCCAGCGAGGAGTTGATGGCCAGCCGGCCCGGCACGACTCGTTCCCGCCGGGCGTTGGCCGGAGCCGAGCGAGACGTGCGACTGGCGTTTGAGAAACGCTACGGGTTTTTCTGGACTCTTGTGCTTTCAGCCTTAGTATCAGCGGTGGTCCAGCACGTTTTCAAGTGGTGGCTGGAGCGTCATTCGCACCGGGAGCAGATGGAGACTTGGCGGAAGGGAGCCGCGAGATGAGCCGCATGGACGTGTACGAATTGGCGTTGCGGATGTTTGAGCGGTACGGGTTTGGCCTTGCGCTGGCCACCTTCCTGCTGTGGTTCGTCCGCGTGGACATCGTGCTGCCGATGGTCGAGGCCCACCAGACGTTCCTCAAGGAGATGAGTCAGACGCAGCGAGACATTTCGCAGGCCGTGCAGGAGCAGACCCGCCTGCTGTACGCCCTCCAGCCGCGTGAGGGGAAGTGATGGCGATGAACAGCAGACTTCTGAGGCCACTGGTGAACGTCGTGGCGTCGGTTTCGGCGTGGGTGATCGAATCGGGAAACACTTGGCACTGGAGTGAATAAATGGCCCTGCCCAACCTCAACAAGCCCTCCCGCGTGGAGGGCAAGAACGCTACGCTCGCCCTGACCGGCAGCGCTCAGGCGATAGTGTCCAACGCAGCGTCCAGCGGAAAGTCCGTCCGCGTCGTATCGCTGTACGTTGCTAACGTAGACGGCGTAGACGACGCCAGCGTTACGGCAGACATCTACAACGGCACTGCGACAAGGTACATTGTCAAGACGGTCGCCGTTCCGGCCGACGCCACGCTGTCACTCATCACTCGCGAAGACCTCATATACCTCAACGAAGGCGACTCGCTGCGGCTGTCTGCAAGCGCGGACGAGGACTTGGAAGCCATCGTCTCGTATGAGGAGATTTCGTAGTGCCACGCGCCAACGGATCACGGATCGGCCCGGCTGCGTCTATCAACGCCAGTGCGGCCAGTGGCATCTGGACGCTACGGGAGGCGAAAGCCAACCTGTCGGCCGGCAACTGGCCCAGTCAGCCCCCCGTGCCGGCTGCGCCGTCGGTGTCGGCAGAGAATGGGCAAGTCTATTTGTCATGGTCGGACCCGTTTACCACACCAGCAATCACCGACTACTACGTTCAGTATTCGTCCAATTCGGGGGAAACGTGGACGACGTTTGAGGACAGCGTAAGCAACGACACTTCTGTCACGGTGACTGGGCTGACGAACGACACGGCTTACATCTTTCGGATCGCCGGCGTGAATGCGCTGGGGCGGGGCGTGTACGGAAGCACCAGTGCGCAGGCGACTCCAACTGCGCCGGGCGTTTCGCTGCTATTGCATTGTGACGGCAGCAACGGCAGTGCATCCATCACGGATAGCGGCCCACGAGGCTTGAGCGTGGCGGCTCTTGGCGCGGCGCAGATCAGTACGGCGCAGAGCAAGTTTGGTGGGGCAAGCGTTTATCTGAACGGTGCATTTTCCGGCGGGAATGCTACGGCAGTGTCCGTAGCAGATTCGTCGGCATTTGGCTTTGGAACTGGCGACTTCACGCTGGATGGATGGTTTTATGCCACCTCGTTGGGGCTGACGGCCTTCTTTTCGGTTGGGACGTTCCAGAATGGAGTTCTAGTCCGGCGGCAGGGCGGCAGCGGTGACGCTGTCTATGTCGCCGGATCGCAATACAACTACCCAAATGGGCTGGGGATGAACTTGAATCAGTGGACGCACCTTGCTGTCGTCAGGGCGAGCGGAACACTGAAGGTGTTTGCAAATGGGGTGGAGAAGTT